GAGTTGGACATGCCGGCGGTCGCTGTGTCGGTCAGCGAGACCGCGTCCCTGAAAGATCGCTTCAATCGCCTGCGCGATGAGTTGTTCTGGGCCGCGCGCGAGTGGTTCGAGGCGCGAGATTGCAAGATACCGCACGACGACACGCTGATTTCGGAGTTGACGGGGATCAGGTACAAGTACCTGAGCAGCGGCAAGTTGAAGATCGAGAGCAAGGACGAGATGAAGAAGCGCGGCCAGCGCTCACCCGACGTGGCGGATGCTTTCGTGCTGACGTTTGCGGCGCAGGGTGCGGTTGCGGGTGGCTACTCAAGGGGTTACAATAGCAACCGCGTAGTCAAGCCGAAAACGAACTGGGTAGTGTGATGGCCGACAACAGGTTTATGCAGTCTCTGCTGGGTGAGGGCGATTATTCCAACCCGCTGATGCTGCTGCCATTCGCCGAGACCCCAGAGGGCGAGTTTATACCCTCCTTTCCCGGCCTCCTTCAAGGTGCGGCGCAAGGCATACAGGCCGCAGGTCGCCTTGGCGGAATGGTTTTTGAGGGCGTGCCTGTTGACCCAGAGACGGGCCTTTTAACCGAAGACGTGATTGACGATGTGGTCGAGGCTGGCCTGACCTTTACTGGCGGCAGCTTGCTTGCGCCGCGACCCAGCAACTCACTCGGTATGGGTGGGCGCATCGAAGATATGCCCCTATTCCAGCAGATAGCGAAGCGCCCGAAGTCACGCCCTATGCCCCCGGCGGAGCAGGCGCTTTATGAAGCTGGCGCGGCTATGCAGTTGCCGCGAGAGAGCGGTGAGGGGCTTTTACTCCCGCAGCGCGCATATGATCTTGGCGCGGCTCAAGCGCGTGTCCTTGAGGACGACATTGCTGTTGACCCCGGTTTTCAGAACATTGTCGCGCCGTTTATTCGTGGGTCGGACACTGACACGGTAATTCGTGACCTTGGGACTGTCATGCCCAGCCCCACGGTCGATCTCCAGAACTTGATCGGCGATACGGCAAAGCTAATGCCGGGCGACATGACGATGGCTGGCAAGGAAATCACGCACGTTATGGGCGTGAAGCTGAAAAACCCGGTCAGGATGCAGGGTGGCAAAGATTTCCCCTCTGAAAAGATATCTCGCGAATTGGGTCTTGTGTGGGCGTCAGACCCCGGTGTCATATCTGGCTACGCGAAGCAGGCGCGTGAAAATCCGGGTCTTTTGGGTATTTACAGCGCTATGGGCGCGCGCTCCGGCGACTTTTCGCATCATGTGGCGGATGTTGTTGTCGACATGACCAAGCAGGCGGACTGGATACCTAAAGCGCAAATCAAGCGCTTTGATGATGAAATGCGGAATTTTAAGGTAACAAAAGAACTGGACGACGGGACAAAGGTCACAAGCCAGCCATTCGAGGACTTCCCCGGCATCTTGAGCGACGACGTTGAGAAGTATATTTACGCCCCCGGAAAGGGTGGCGCGCGTAAGGCCATCGCGGACATTATGGAGAAGTCCAGCTACAGGAAAGAGGGCTTCCCCGACCTGTCGGTGATCCGCACCGTTGTTGCTGACCCCGATATGGCCTACCGTGTGAACGACCCATCCGCGATGATGGCCCCGACCGGCGGAAGGATTGTTCGGTTTGACGCCGATCCAATGACGCCGATTGGTGGTGAGGGGAACATCCCAGTCTTTCACAAGACCTATCGCCAAGGTATCAGCGGCGAAGACCTTGGCATGCTGGAGATGCCAGTCCCGCGCAGCTTGATTTTCCCAGAGTTTTTTGCTCGTCGCAGGCTTGAAGGGAAGAAGTTGCCATCTGATCGCCGCAGCGCCGAAATTAGCAACGTGTTGCAAACCATCACCCCGCAGATAGCTGATGATGTGTCAGTGTTTCAGGATATGTATCGTCGCGGACTTCTTGGAGACGTGTTCTAATGGCCCCACGCGCCCCTAAAGACCCCCGCCTAGCGCGAGCCGGTGTTTCCGGCTACAATAAGCCGAAGCGCACCCCAAGCCACCCGAAGAAGTCGCATGTGGTTGTGGCGAAGGAGGGCGACAAGGTTAAGACGATCCGCTTCGGCCAGCAGGGCGTCAGCGGATCGCCAATGAGGAAGGGCGAGAGCAAGTCAAGCGCCGCGAGGCGCAAATCGTTCAAGGCGCGTCATGCGAAGAACATCGCAAAGGGCAAGATGTCAGCCGCGTACTGGGCGGATCGCACCAAGTGGTAACCCGATGGCCGCGTCACTTCGCGGCTTGAGGCAACAAATCGTGAGGCCGCGCAAGGGGCGTGGCTCGTATTCAAGGAAGGACAAACACGATGGCATACGGTAAGGGCAAGGGCGGCAAGAAGTCTGGCGGACACAACACCAAAACCGGGAAGTACTGCTAACAATGCCGCGCGGTCTCTACGCGAACATCAACGCCAAGCGCAAGCGCATCGCCGCTGGCTCTGGCGAGAAGATGAGAAAGCCCGGCGCGAAGGGCGCGCCGACGAACGCCGCGTTCAAGAAGGCGGCGAAGACGGCGAAGAAGAAAAAGGCGAAAAAATGACCACCTGTAACAACTGCGGACACCCGCGCCGCTGTGCCACTATGGATCGCTGCATTATGGGCAAGATGCCCCCGGCACCCGAACCGCCGAAGGAGCCAGCGGTGAAGAACGTCAACACGACCAGCGGAAACGTCCTGATGAAGGGCGAGAAGAGGGTCGAGGCCGCTCCGAAGAAGGCCGCGAAGAAAAAGGCGAAGTAAATGTCAGAGATGGACGACGTACAGCTTGGTTCGATTGTCAGCGGCGAGATCACTGACGCGCTGAACCACTTCGACAGCGAATACACGCAGGACCGCCTGCGCGCGCTGGACTTCTACCTCGGTGAGCCGCTCGGCAACGAGGTGGAGGGTCGATCTGCTGTCGTCGACACCACCGTCTCGGACACCGTCGAGGCGATCATGCCGAACCTGATGCGGGTGTTCACGACGAACGACAAGTACGTCCGCTTCGCCCCGCGCTCCGGCGAGGACGTCGAGGCCGCAGAGCAGGCGTCGGATTATGTCAATTACATCATCCAGAACCAGAACGACGGCTACAAGCTGCTGCATAACTTCTTCAAGGACGCGCTGCTGTTCCGTATGGGCGTGATCAAATATTTCTGGGAAGAGACCGAAGAGGTTGACGAGGAAGAATATAACGGCCTGAGCGAGCCTGAGATGGTGATGCTGCTCAACGACCCGAACATCGAGATCGTCGAGCAGAGTGAGACCGTCATGTCGAGCTACACCGACGACGACGGCACCGAGGTGCCGGTTGACGTGATGTACGACCTGTCGGTCCGGGTGAAGCGCAAAACGGGCCAAATTAAGGCAATCAACGTGCCGCCAGAAGAGTTTCTGATCTCGCGCCACGCCGTCTCGCTAGATGAGGCGCACTTCGTGGCGCACCGCACGTCGCTGACTGTCAGTGAGCTTGTGGCGATGGGTTACGACCGCGACATCATCGAGCAGTACGCCGGCGAAAACGAACTGGACGTAGACCGCGAGGTCAATAACCGTTTTCAGGACTTAGAGGCCGCGACCGGGGTTGACCCGGCTGACCCGACCCTGCGCTCGGTGATTTATCACGAGTGCATCATGAACGTGGACTTCGACGGCGACGGCATCGCAGAGCGCCGCCGGATTTGCGCGATTGGCGGCGACGGCGACTACATCTTGCACAATGAGCCGTGGGATCACATGCCCTTCGCGGTGTGTTCCCCGATCCTGATGCCGCACCGCCTGATCGGGCGCTCCCTCTACGACCTGACCGAGGACTTGCAGGTCATCAAGACCACGCTGATGCGCCAATACCTCGACAGCGTCTACAGCAGCACGCTGCCGCGTATGATCGCGGTTGAGGGACAGGTGAACCTCGATGACTTGCTGGACGGCTCCGCAGGCGGAGTGATCCGCACACGCCAGCCCGGTATGGTGCAGCAGATTACCGGCGCGTCGGTGGGCGGCGAGATACGCCCGCTGATGGATTACATCGACGGGATGAAGGAGAACCGCACCGGCATGAGCCGCGCGTCTCAGGGACTGTCACCGGACGCGCTCCAGTCTTCGACCGCCAGCGCGGTCGCTGCGACTGTTCGCGGCGCTCAGGTGAAGCTGGAAAGCTACGCGAGGACGATGGCCGAGACCGGCGTGAAGGACTTGTTCAAGGGCATCCTGCATCTTGTCTTGAAGCACGACAACAAGCCGAAGGTCTTCCGCCTGCGTAATAACTTTGTGCCTATTAATCCGGCGGAGTGGAAGTCGCAGTTCGACGTGATGGTTCAGGTCGGGCTTGGCACCACGGACGACGAGACGAAGATCGCGTTCCTGACGCAGGTTGCGGCGAAGCAGGAGCAAATCCTGATGCAGATGGGGCCGCAGAACCCGATTGTGTCGATGGAACAATACGTCAACACGCTGCGCTCGATTGCGGAAATCGGCGGCTTCAAGGACGTCGATCAGTTCTTCAATTCGCCGCAGATGATCCGCCAGCAGATGATGATGCAGCAGGCGCAGCAGCAGGCTCCGCAGCCTGACCCGGAGATGGTCAAGCTACAGCAGGAGATGGAGATGGCCCGCGCCAAGGCGCAGGCTGACATCCAGCTTGCCCGCGAGAAGATGGAGGCGGAGATGCAGCTAGAGCGCGAGAAGATGGCGATGCAGATGGAGTTGCGCCGGCAGGAGTTGCAGGCTGAGGCCGAACTGCGTATGGCCAAGGCTGTCACCGACGCCGAAATATCAACCAACCTGCCGAGGAATTAGGGATGCCGGTAACGAAGCCATCGGGCGCAGACTGGTCAGCAGGCGCAAGCACTCCGTCGAACGACGAGGCACAACAGATAGCAGAACAGATCGCCGCATCCTACGGCGACGACTACGGCGCGGGTTTCTTCGACTACGGCCCGATGACGGCACCCCAGCCCGCCAGCCCATATCAGGGGGCAATCGACGCCGCAGACAGGGCGCTGACTAACCTTGCGGCGCTGCAATACCAATCCGAGCAGCGACAGCGCCGCTTCGCAGATCAGGCGGCGATACAGGACGCACTGGTCTTGCAACGTCAGCGGCAGGCGCAGCAGATGGCTGCGGAGTTGCAGGGCGCATATCAGGGCGTCACCAACTTCGGTATGGGTCCGGCGGTCCCGCTTGGCTCTGACATATACCCCGACACGTTTTCTGCCCTCACTCCCGGTCAGCAAGCATCCTTGAACCAATACCTCCAGCGCGGCCCCGGCCAAGATTACAGCTTCGGGATGATCCCGAAGATTATGGGCCTCCTCGGCGCTCCGACCAAATACGAGCAGATCACGAGCGGCGACTATCGCCCGGTCTTTGTGGGCGATGAGTTTTACGGCAGCTTCGGCGCTGGCCCGTTCGGCGGTCAGGTTTACACCGGGCGCACGCTGCCTTCCGACGTCGCGGCCGAGTACGGCATCCCCGGCTTTGAGGACACCAGCAGCGACCCCGAAGTTGTCGCGCCGGTAGCAGATGTCACGGGCCAGCCGCGCTGCCCGGAGGGCTACATCTTCGACGAGGACTTGCAGGCGTGCCGCTTGGACACCAGCGCGCCGGTCATGCAGCCCCTTGAACAGCGCACGCCAACGCGCACATATAGCCTGTTAGATCAAGCACCTGACGGCCTGCTGGAGTTCCAGCGCCGCTACGGGCTGCCGCAACAGCAAATGGATTTCAGTCTGCTGACATGAACGAAGGCAAAGTAAGAGAGAGGCAGGACCGCGCCGCTAAGGCTGAGGCGCTCCTGCGAAATGAACTTTTTGTCGAGGCGTTCGAGTACCTCGACGAGCAATTCATTGATGCGTGGAAGACCTCCGCTATCAATGATGCAGAGGCCCGCGAGAAGTTATTCCACCTCATGCAGGCACTTGGCGCTGTCAAGGGGTACTTCTCTAGCGTGGTCGAGGATGGTAAGTTAGCAAAGGCCCAGCTTGACGAGTTCAGGCGCTATGGCCGCATAAACTAGGAGCTTTTTGATGTCCGACAATCCGCAAGGAACCGGCCCCATTTCTTTAACTGATGCAGTTTCTCTTCTGAACACGCCCCCAGCGGACACCGTGGCGGAAGAGACCACCGAGGCGCAAGAGCCTCAACAGCCTGAGACCGAGGCGTATGAGCCAGAGGCGGAGACCGCAGAAGCGACCGCCGAAGGGGATTACGAGCAGGACGACGAGGGCGAAGACGCCTACGAGGCGGATGACGGCGAAGAGTACGAAGAGGAACCCCCGGAGGTCTACACCGTGAAGGTGGACGGCCAAGAGGTAGAGGTAACCCTCGACGAACTACAGAACGGTTATTCGCGGCAGCAGGCGTACACTAAGCGCTCGATGGAGTTAGCCGAACAGCGCAAAGCCTTTGAGGCGGAGCAAGCTGAGACGAGACAACTTCGAGACGCTTACGCGCAGCAACTTGATCAGTTGGCTGCCCAAATCCAGCAGGCAACCCAACAGGAACCTGACTGGAGAGCATTGGCCGAGACGATGTCCGAGCGTGACTTGTTTCTGGCGAAGGCCGAGTTCGACCAGCAAAGGGAATACCAGAAGCAGGTCGAGGCCGAACGCCAGCGCATCGCGGCGGAACAGGCTCGTGAGCAGGAGCAGAACCTGCGCCAGCACCTTGAGGTGCAGCGTGGCGAGATGCTGAGCCGCATCCCTGCGTGGCAGGATGACGACACTCGCGAGACTGAGCGCAAGGAGGTGATTTCCTACGCTCAGAAGCGGATCGGGTTTAGTGAGGAAGAGATTGCAAACGCATCTGATGCGCGCGCGATTGAACTTCTCTATAAGGCGTGGCGTTGGGACCAGCTTCAAGACAAAGCCCCCTCCGCCAAGAAGCGCACCCGACAAGCCCCGAAGATGGCCAAGGCAGGGCGACCAAAGACCAAGCGCGAAGTTGCTAACCGTTCTCGGCAAGAAGCCCGCAAGCGTTTTGAAAGCGCTGGCACGGTGGACGCCGCTGTTGAGTATCTTATGGGGCGGAAATAGCCCCGCAACTTGAAAGGACAAAGTCATGACGACTTTCGCGACTGGCGCCGCCGTAGGTGAGCGCGAACAGCTTGCCGATGTGATTTACCGCATCGACCCTGCTGAAACACCGATCTTCTCCAACGTCAAGAAGGAGACCTCGAACGGCATCTTCACCGAGTGGCAGGTTCAGGAACTGGCAGCCGCCAGCACCACGAACTACCACAACGAAGGCGCTGACACCTCGACTGCTGCGGCCACGCCGACCAGCCGTGTGGGTAACTACCACCAGATTTCCAAGAAGGTCTTCGCGACCTCCGGCACTCTGGATGCAGTTGACACCGCAGGCCGTGAGCGTGAACACAACTACCAGAAAGTCCTCAAGGGCTTGGAGTTGCGTCGCGACATCGAAAAGATGATCGGCGACACTGACGTTGCACGTTCCGCGTCTGACCCTCGCAAGTCGGCTTCGCTGTCTTGCTGGATGACCAACGGCTCGGTTGGCGGCGGTGCTGGTGCCTTCGGTACTGGCGACGGCACTGACACCATCACCAACGGTGACGACCGCGCACTGACGCTCGCCCTCATTGAGGACGCGCAGCAGGACGCTTGGACCGACGGCGGTAACCCACGCATGATGGTCATGTCGGCCACTAACAAGGCGAACTTCTCGGACCTGTCCGCGACTGGTAACCTTGTCAGCAACGACGTGAACATGACTGCGGCCAAAGAGACCACCTATGTCGGTTCGACTTCGGTGTTCCTCGGCGACTTCGGCACGGTTGAGGCCACGCCGTCTCGCTTTATGGGCAACGACCGCATCTTCCTGATCGACCCGGACTTCGTGTCGCTTTGCACGCTGAACGGTCGTAACTTCCTTGAGGAAGACCTCGCCAAGACCGGCGACGCGACGGACAGCCACATCCTGTGCGAGTGGGCGCTCAAGCCGACCGCACCGAAGGCGCACGCCGCGATCTTCGATCTCAGCGGTTCCTGATCTAGCTAGGGGGCGGCTTCGGTCGCCCCCTTTCTCTATGAGGGCAAAATGAAACGATACCTCTGGACTGACCCGAACACCCGCAAGGAAGTGTCCCTGTATCAGAACAATGACGGCACGACTTACGTCGAGCAGCGGCAGGAATTTGGCGACCTGCTGAAAATCAACAAGCAGATGTCCGACGACTACCGCCCCGGCTCTATGCGCGGCAACACGCAGCGCCACCTACAGCATGTGGCGGAAATCCCGAACGTAGTGTATGCTCATCTTGTTGAGAAGTTCGGCCCGATCCGCGAGAACCCGAAGGCGTGGAAGGCTTGGTTGAACGACAGCGAGAACCGAGCATTTAGGACAGGCGGCGGGATGTTATAATGGCTATTACAACATACAGCGAATTGAAGGCGGCGATAGCCAACTTCCTCGCGCGCGATGATCTCACCGCCGTCATTCCCGACTTCATTAAACTCGCCGAGGCGCGCGTGTCCCGCGAGCTTGAGACGCGTGAGCAGGAGAAGCGCGCCACCGCGACGCTTGAGGTGGGCGACGAATACATCGCGCTGCCGACGGACCTGCGCGAGGTCCGCGAGGTCAAGCTGAACACGACGCCGCTCACGGTCTTGTCGTATCAAAGCCCTCACAGCCTCGACAGCAGCTACTCCAGCGGCGGCAACGGGAAGCCGAAGGCGTTCAGCGTTGTGGGGCTGGAGATGAAATTGCGCCCCGTGCCGGACGACACATACACCGCCGAGATCGTTTACACCGGGACGTTGCCGGCACTGTCAGACGCAAACACGCCGATCACCTTCACGCGTCACCCGGACCTGTATCTGTACGGCGCGCTGACGGAGGCGTATACATACCTTCTGGATGAGGCCAGATCGTCGCAGTACGACGCAAAATTCACGCGCATCATTCAGGAGATACACATTGACGAGGACAGGTCGTTCTATGGTACTGGACCCCTCGCTGTGAGATCAGTGTACCAACGCCAGAACGTAGCAGCGGAGAACTAGCATGTCTGCAATGTCAAACTACCTTGAGAATGAAATTCTCGACCACATCCTCGGCACTGGCTCCTACACGATGCCAAGCGCCGTGTATGTCGGCCTGTCCACCGGCAGCTTCGGCGACGATAACAGCGGTACCGAGTTGAGCGGCTCCGGCTACGCGCGTGTCGCGGCCACGTTCAACGCGGCAGCGTCCGGCACCGCCGACAACGCCTCGGCGATCCAGTTCGCTGCGGCGACAGGTTCGTGGGGCAGCGTCTCGCACTTCGGGATTTTCGACGCGGCGTCGAGCGGCAACCTGCTGATCCACGGCGCGTTCACCACCGCGAAGACGATTGAGAGCGGCGACATCCTGAAGATTGACGCGGGCGACCTCGACATCAGCGCCGACTAAAGGAGCGTTCTGTGGCGACGCTTGAGGAGCTAGACAACTGGGGTACGATGGATGCCATCGACAGCTTCGGCAATCTGGAGCAGCTTGACGGCTTGACGCTCCAGCAGCCGACCGCTGCCGTGTCTCTCTCCGCGTCTGCCTCTGGCGCTGTCAGGCGCATCCTCGCCTTCGCCGCCGCAGTCACGGGCGCAGCCTCTGTTGCGGCCTACGCGTCGTTCATCGCGCGCTTCACTGCGGCTGTCTCTGTTGCCGCGACCAGCGCGGCTGCGGTCCTTCGCGTAAGGCCATTTGACGCCAGTGCCGCAGTGTCGGGTGCTGCGTCGGGCGTGGCGCTCTCGATAAGGGGCATGCTGTCCTCCGTCAGCGCCTCCGTAACAGCCGCCAGTGGCAACGCGGTCACGTTCGTAAACTCTGGCGCTGTTGCTCTGGCGGTTACGACATCGACGCTGGCCCACCGTCTCGGCGACAGGTGGAGCGTTGCCCCGTCAGAGAATGAGACGTGGCTAGACATACCGGCGTTCCCGGAAACGCTTGAGTGGACCGAGGTGTCCACCGGCACAGAGAGGTGGGCCGTTAAATGATACAGTTCGGAGAGTGGCTGCCAGATCAGGCTGATTTATTGAACCCCGGCGTCATAACCGCCTTGTCGGACAGAAACAATAGCAATACAATTCTCTATCGATGAGATTGCAAAGGGCGAGGAGCGCGCGCACTACGGCTCCGGCGCAACCCGCATCAACAGCAGCTACGCGCTGCAAAACGCAGCCGCTGAACGCTAGGAGTAAAAAATGAGCTACACCGGCCCCATCGCAGAGCGTAATTACGCAAACCAAAACACAGGCATTGATGTCCAAGCGCTAAAGGCAGGCACAGTCTCGACTGTGTCTGTTTCAAGCAGCAGCGCTCAGTCCTCTGCCCACGCGGCCACGACAAACGTGATCCGCTTGGTCAGCACCACTGACTGCCACATCGCATTTGCGGCAAGCCCGACGGCGACCACGAGCAGCATGTATCTGCCCGCCAATCAGGTCGAGTATTTCCTCGTGACCGGCGGCGAGAAAGTGGCCGCTATCAGAGCCAGCGCAGACGGAACACTTTATGTAACCGAGATGGCCTAATGCTGAGAAACCCCGGACTACGCAAAAGCGTCGAGCAACCTGTCCTCGACCTGAACTTTGCTGCTGCACAAATTGGCTCTAACGGTGCGCCTGACAGTCGCATCGATTTTAGCCGTGGCAACAATGCGTGGTTCGTGGACAGCGACGGCTTGGTGAAGAAGTCGCCGCATAATCTGTTTTTGCAGTCTGAGGATTTCAGCACTACTTGGAGTGCGATTGGTGATGTAACCGTTGCGACAAATGAGATTGTGGCTCCTGACGGCACAACAACCGCTGACAAGATAAGCAGCGCAAATTTTGAGGCTGGTGGGAATCATATTCGTCAAAGCAGTGGCACAATAGACGCCGGAACATATACAGTCTCAGTTTTTGTAAAAGCCGGAAGTCTGGATACTTTTAAGTTTAGAATTGTGACATTCGCCCCTAGCACAGTAGATACCAGTTCAATTTTTGACCTATCTACTGGAGAATGGACATTAATAAACGCAGCTCATACTGTCTCCACAGAGGCGTACCCAAATGATTGGTTTCGGTTAAGCGTTACTTTTAGCAATCCTGCGTCAGGCGCTGTGCATCCAAGATTTGGGGCAAGTTCAGGCAGTGGATTTATATATCTCTGGGGGGCGCAATTCTCCCAGCACACCACCCTGCCGGTAGACAACCCCTACATCAAGACCGAGGGCAGCGCGGTCTATGCGGCACGGCTCGACCACGACCCTGTAACGAACACGCCGAAGGGGCTGCT